CCGGGCACCCCTACACTCAGGTCCCGACGCGCGGCTCCGGCCGCGCTCGGGAGGGATGCCGGAGTGGCCGATCGGAACCGCCTTGAAAGCGGTCGTGGGGAGACCCACCGCGGGTTCGAATCCCGCTCCCTCTGCTGGGTAGAATAGCCCCTGACCTGCATGAACGCGGGTCGGGGGCCTTCTTGTTTGGCGACGGTCAACGGGGGGTCAACTGGGGCGAGAGAGGATGAGCCGTGGCGAGCGTGCGCGAGAGGCAGACAAAGTCCGGCGAGAAGACGTGGGCGGTGCTCTACCGCCAGGGCAAGAAGCAGTCGTCGACCAGCTTCGACAGCGCCAAGGCAGCGGGGAAGTTCGCCGACCTCATCAATGCGGTCGGCGTCGAAGAGGCGCTGAAGATCATCGCCGCCCAGCAGCGGCCCAAGGGCATCACGGTTGCCGACCTCGCGGCGCGGTGGCTCGAGTCGAAGGAGGGCGACGTCACCCCGAACATCTGGGCGGGATACAAGCGCGACTACGAGAACTGGATCGACCCGTGGTTCGGTCACCGGGAGGCGGCGATGGTCGACGAGATGGACGTGCAGCGCTGGGTGGACGACCTCCGCACGGCCAAGTCCTCCGTCACCAAGAAGCCGTTGTCGCCCAAGTCGATCGCTGATCGGCACGCGATCCTGCACCAGATCTTCGGCTGGGGCGCGGCGAAGACGAGGAAGTTGGTGCCGCACAACCCGTGCAAGGAGACCGAGCTGCCCCGCCGGCAGAAGACGCAACCCAAGGGCCTGCGGTTGCCCGAGCTCCTCGCGCTCATCGAGAAGGGTCGTGCGGTCGACGCCGACGCCGCGGACCTCGTCGCTTTCATCGCCTCGACGGGCTGGCGCATCAGTGAGGCCGTGGCACTGGCCGCCGGATCCGTGGAGGATGACGGCGAGCGGGTCTACGTGACGATGGAGCAGGTGCTCCGCAGTCGCGTCGGCATCACCAAGGGCGGCAAGTCGGCCGCCGCGGTGCGTCGGCTGCGGGTCCTCGGCCCCGGTGTCGAGGTGGTGCGCCGTCGCGTGGTCGGCAAGGCGCCGGGCGACCTCGTCTTCACGTTCAAGGACGGTCGACCAGGGGTCAAGCGCGAGGGGCCGTGGAACATCAACTCCTTCCGCGACACCCGCTGGCCCCGTCTCGTTGAAGCCGCCGGCCTCACGGCACGCAAGCCCACGCCTCACTGGCTCCGGCACAGCCACGTCGCCATCTGCCACGCCGCCGGCCTGAGCCTGGCCGAGATCCAGCGACGCCTCGGCCACGAAGACATCCAGACGACCATCAACATCTACGGCCGCATGATCGACGAAATGAACGACGTGGCGGCCGACCGTCTGGACTCCCTACTGATGGGCCGCCGCGACAACGTCGTGCCGGGCGAGGTGCTGACCAAGCCGACGCCGGAGCTGACTTAGTCCACCTCGGCCAGGCGGCGGCGGAGCCAGTGGCGCTCGACGGGATGCAGAGCACCCAGCCGGTCCGCTAGGCAGTCCGGCGTCACCCACAGCTCATGCGCCGCCTCCTCGTTGGACTGTGCCCACGCGAGCGCGTCGCCGACGACGCGGATGTCTGGCATAAGGAGTCGCGCCGTCTCGCGCCGCACGCGCAGTTCCTCGGCCTCGAGCATCCCGTTCAGCACGGGACCGCGCTCGACGTGCAGGCACTCGTGGAGGATCGTGCAGCGGCGCTGCACCTGCGTGAGCCCGCGTCGCAGGCTCACCTTGCGCTCGGCGAACAGCGTCACGCCCCGCTCGCCGCCATCGTGGCGGACGAGCCTCCAGCCGTCGTGGGCGCGGAACCTGCGCCACGGGTGGATTGCTGCCGTCATGGGGCGGGACGCTAGGACCCGCCGCCGACAGTTCTAGTAGTCGCCCTCGTTCCGGCGACCGCCCTTGCCCTCGTTGTCGGGGTCGTCGGCCGCAGCGTCGGCGACCTCGTAGGGGTCCTTGATGCTCGACAGCTTGCTCTCGCCCTTGCGGCGAGAGCCGAGGTTGGTGACGCGGTCCTCGCCCGCGGTCTTGTTGGCGGCGGGACGGCCACGTCCCCCACCTCCCTCCACTTCAGAGGCGGGGATGTACCCGCCGTCCACGTTCATCGCCCTGATCAGCAGCCCGTAGGTCGCCGGCCCCAGCTGGGGCTGCATCAGCTCGGCCAGCGCGCGCATGTTCTGCGGCGTCGGCGTCGACCTGCCGTACTTCCAGTCACTGACCGCAGACCGAGTCACGCCGACACGCTCGGCGAGCTTCGACTGAGTGGGCGGGAAATCCAGGCGGTCAAGCCAGTCCTGGATCAGCCGCCACAGGTGGGTCACTTCCTGGGGCACGACGGAATCCTCACGACACAACGGCGAGCCGCGCAAACAGCCCGGACACCCCATTGAGCGGCCGTCGCGCAGAACGTGGACACCAGACGGTACCGAACAACACTGCTGTAATCGCAGGCAGAGCGGGCTTTTTCGTCGGAACTGCTTGCGTTCGCGGACACCGTGCCTCATTGTTTGTCGGGAATCGCTGGACACAACGACGGGAGGCGATCTACAGTGAGGTCACTGCTCACCCCCGATGTATCGGAGCTCTACATGAAGGTGAAGGACGCGGACCTGATCCGCCGCCTGATGGAGACCAAGGGGTACTCGGCACGCCAGCTCTCGAAGTCGATGGGCTGGAAGTCCCACTCCTACATGAACCGGATCCTGGCCGGGCAAGCGCGATCGGTGACGACGGACGCGGCGGTGAAGATCGCCTACCTGCTGCAGGTGCCCGTCGACCTCCTTTTCGTGCCCGCGGTGTCCAGTGATCCACGCCAGAACGTCGAGAGGAAGTCGGCATGACCCTGACCCCTGTTGATGGCGCCCCGTCGCCGTTCGACGCCATCAAGCAGACCCGTCCCGACGGGTCCGAGTTCTGGTCCGCCCGCGACCTCGCCGACGCGATGACCTACGACCAGTGGCGGAACTTCGCCGCTGCCATCGACCGCGCGATCATCTCGCTCGGCAACCAGGGCGAGACCGTGACGGACCATGTTGCTGACGCCAGCAAGATGGTCGACCTGGGCTCCGGCGCACAGCGCGCCGTGCCGGACTACCACCTGACGCGCTTTGGCGCCTACGTCGTGGTGATGAACGGCGACCCCCGCAAGCCCGAGGTCGCCGCCGCCCAGGCGTACTTCGCGGTCAAGACACGCGAGGCCGAGGTCGCTGCTCCAGCGATCGAGATGACCGACGACGAGCTGATGCTGAAGGCGCTCACCGTCGCATCGGAGCGGATCGCCTCGCTGACCGCGCGCGCCGAGACCGCCGAGACGAAGGTCGAAGAGCTGACGCCGGCCGCGCAGGCGTGGAAGGACATCGCGTCGGGGGCCGGGTCGTTCGCGGCTCGCGAGGCCGCGCAGATGCTTTGCAACGTCGGCGTGATGATCGGACAGAACCGGCTCCTGGCGAAGCTCGACTCGCTCGGCTGGACGTTCCACCAGGGCGGGCAGCGCCACATCAAGCAGGGCGCCCGCGAGCAGGGCCTCCTCGAGCCTCGCATCTACCCGCCGCGCTACAAGCCGTCGGGCGAGCGCCTCCAGGTGGCGCCGCAGATCCGCATCACCGGCAAGGGTCTGGACCGCCTGCTCGGCGAGCTGCGGGGTGCGGCATGAGCGCCCGACCAGCCGCCCAGGTTCCCGAGAACCTGCTGAGCGAGGACGACATGATCAAGCACTTCGGCCTCCGCGACCGCCGCGAGTTGCACGACCTGCGCAACGCGAACGACTGGCCGGCCATCCGCATCTCGCGGACCAAGTTCCGGTGGACGCGGGAGATGGTCGAGCAGATCGAGCGGATGCACACGGAGCGCCCCGAGACGGACCGGCCCCTCGTGATCCCCGGCCAGACCAAGCGCTCGGCCGCCAGGTCCCGCTGACCCCACCCACAGACAAGCCCCGCGCACCTTCCACAGCACCACGGGGCTCATCCGATCCACCGAAAGGCTACGTCATGACCGACGAGAAGAAGGTCGCCACCTTCGTCAAGCAGCGCAACGGCACGGGCGACGGGCGCGTGTACCGCGTCGAGCCGCCGATCGAGCACACCGAGTACGACGGCGAGAAGTTCACTTTCGACCACGTCTGGGTCAGCGCCGTCGGTGCCCTCTCCGGCCCCGAGACCTACATCTTCGGGTCTGACGCCGAGGGCAACGTCCTCAACTGGGGCGAGCTGGACGGGTCCTTCCAGGGTGGCACCGACCACGCCCAGGCCCTCCGCAACGCCGGGTACGAGGTGGCCTGATGCGCACCTCCACCGCCCTCACCCTCACCCCCGACGCGCTCGAGGACTTGTCCTTCCGCACCGGCGTCCCCATCGAGCTGGGCGAGCGTCACGCCTACCTGACCGTCGCGGGCGTCAAGTACCGCGCCGAGCTGCCGGAGGGGGACGCGGCATGAGCGAGCCGACCCTGCCGCCGTGCTCGGTCTGCGGCCCGCCCTGCAAGGGCTCCGTCATCGGCAAGTCGAAGCTCCCGATTTGCGGCCGGTGCGCCTGCATCGAAGCGGGCCAGCAGGTGGAGCCGTGCCCGACCCGCACCGCTCGCGTCCGAAGCGTGATCCCCGCGACGACCGCCCGTCGCATCCGAACCGCCCTCAGGAGGGCCGCCGCATGAAGCGACCACACCCCCACTGGACCACCGACGACGACGCGACCGCTGCTGCCTACGCGGGCGACTACCTCGACCCGGCGGACGTCTGGACCGACGACGACATCGCCGACTACCGGGCTGCTGACGACGTGCCGGGGAGGTGGGTGGCGTGACCTCCGACTGGACCGCAGCCCTCGTCATCGGCGTCATCGGCGCCGGACTCTGGGCCTGGAGCAAGCTCTGGGACCGCGCGCACGGCTTCGACCTGCACGTGACCGAGGCGTTCGAGCTCATCGGGTGCGACACGTGGTCGGACGAGGACGGTGCGGCGTGAGCATCAGTGTCGCAACCGACTGCTGCCCGGCGGCGTACCGCTGCCGCGTCTGCCGCGAGGTCGTCTGCGTGCCCTGCGACATCGGCCAGCCCGACTGTGCGCACGCCGGGGACCTGTGCGCCGAGTGCCGGCTGGCGTGCGGGGAGTGCCGGGATGACGCGAGGGAGCCGGCATGAAGATCACCAAGCCCGGCGTCTACTTCGACCTCGACGAGAACGTCTACCACGCTCAGCGCGACTGGATCTCATGGTCGTCGCTCAAGCACCTGCTGCCGCCGAACACGCCCGCGCACTTCGACCACTACATGCACTCACCGCGGGTCGAGAAGCGACACTTCGACCTCGGCAAGGTCGTGCACGCTCTAGTGCTGGGCGAGGGCGCGAAGTACCAGACGGTGCAGGCGCTGGACGTCAAGAAGCAGCCCTACGACGCGCGCGACTACTCGACCAAGAGTGCCCAGGCCGACCGGGACCGCATCTACGCCGAGGGTCTCACGCCGATCCTGGCATGGGAGTTGGAACAGGCCGTCGCGATGGCCGAGAAGGTGCGCGCTCACCCTGCCGCATCGGCGCTGCTCACGGATGGTCAACCAGAGGTGTCGCTGTTCTGGCTGGACGAGACGACCGGCACCAAGTGCCGCGCTCGGCTCGACTGGCTTCCGAACGACCAGCCGCGTCGCTACCCCGATCTGAAGACCGCGGCTCAGCCTGACTTCGCGAAGAACGTCGCGTCGTTCGGCTACTACGGCCAGCAGGAGTTCTACAAGCGCGGCATTCGCGCGACCGGCCTCGACACGAACCCCGAGTTCGTTTTCGTCGTCGTCGAGACCGCCGCACCCCACCTCGTACAGGTGCCGCGCCTGTCCGACGAGTCGGACCTACTGCTCGCCAACGGCGTCGTGGACCACTGCGTCCGCCTCTACGCCGAGTGCAAAGCCGCCAATCACTGGCCCGGCTACTCCGACGGGATCACCGACATGGAGTTGCCGACCTATCTCTACTACCGCCTTGAGCAGTTCGCCGGACTGGCGCCTGCCGAGGGGACGGAGCTGAAGCTCGCATGAAGGTCACCATCGAGAAGAAGACAGACCAGTTGAACTACGAGGACTTCCTGGGCGGCATCGTCCGGGTCGTCACCATCGCCGGGGTCAAGAAGGGCACCAAGGAGCAGCAGTACGACGTGCTCATCGAGGGCGACGAGCGCGTCTGGCGACCAGCCGTGACCGTCCTCAAGCTCCTCGTGGCCGCCTGGGGTGACGACGCGACCAAGTGGGTCGGGCGTCGCGCCGAGCTGTACGGCGACCCGTCGATCACCTTCGGCCGCGATCGCGTTGGCGGCATCCGTGTCTCGCGGCTCTCGCACATCGACAAGCCGGTGACCGCGAGCCTGACCGAGACGCGGGGCAAGCGGAAGGTCCACACCGTCGAGCCGCTGCCTGAGCCGACGCCCCAGGAGCGCGTCGCCACCCTGCGCGCCGAGTGGCAGGACGCCGACCCCGAGCGACGCAAGGTCATCGAGGCCGAGGTCGCGCGACTCCAGGGCGGTGCCGCATGAGCACGCCCGACCTCGACCCCACCCCCGACGAGCGGTGGCAGGTCACCACACCTCGCGACGTCTACGTGACCGACGCCGAGCTCGACGCGCTCGAGGCCGAGGAGGCGATGCTGCGATGACCGCCGCGATCAACCCCGCCACCCACTTCATCGCCCCGGACGCCGACGGCGACCTGACCCTGTGGCGCGGCACCCGTGAGGACCCTGCCCCGGTGGCGGTGCTGCGGGAGTGCGACACGGACCCGGCGGTGTGGGCGATGGTCGTGGCTGCCGTGAGCACGCCCGACCGGCTGACCGACGAAGAGCGCCTCGCGTTGCTCTGCGACTGCGGTGGTGTCACGCCGCCCGACCCGCACGGCCCCATCTGCGCCACGCGCGGCGGGTTCAGCGTGTTCGTCGACCCGGACGACCTGGTGGAGACCGTCGAGCACATCCTCGCTGCTCGTCTCGCCGCGCAGCCCCCGGCCACCGACCGCGACGCGCTGGACGCCCTGGCGTGCGAGGACTGCAGCGGCCCGGCCCCCTCGAAGGAGGTCGACCCGCGCGACCCACTCGGCATCGTCACGCCGAACCCGAAGCCGACTTGCCCCGTGCCCGGGTTCGGCCGCAACCACCTCTGGATGACGGGGGCCTTCTACGTCGGGTCGCGCCTCATCCAGAGCGACGACTACATGATTTGTGGGTACTGCGGCCAGATCGAGTACGACGCCCCCGAGGAGCCCACCCGTCCGGCCCCCGACACCCTCGCCGACCACGTGCAGGCGCTCGCCAACCTCCAGATGCAGTACGACGCCTCCCAGGAAGCGCTAGGCGAGGTGATGACCGAGAACCGCGAGAACCGCGAGGCGGCCGAACACGCGCAGGCGAAGTGGGATGCGATCGACCCCTATGCAGACGACGCCGCCGACTTGCTCGACGTCTGCGCCCGGGCCGCGTTCATGCGCGACGACCTCGCCGGGCACGTCCGCGGACCGTGGACCTACGACACCATCCCCGCCGAGGGACGGCGCGAGTTCCGAGCCACCGCGGTCGCGGTCCTCAACGCCGCCCGAGCCGAGGCTGAGCGTCACGTCGCCCTGCTCGCTGGTCGGCCTGACGCCAGCCCCGAGGGCGGTGCGTGATGGGGCGGCCACGACTGCTCGACCTCTACTGCGGCCAGGGCGGCGCAGCGGCCGGCTACCAGACCGCCGGCTTCGACGTCACCGGTGTCGACATCGCCGACCACAGCACCCGCTACCCCGGCACCTTCATCCACGGCGACGCCCTCGCCTACCTCGCCCAGCACGGCCACGAGTACGACGCGATCCACGCATCCCCGCCCTGCTTCGCGGCCGGCACCCCGGTACTCACACGCCGAGGCTCGGTCCCGATCGAGGAAGTCATCGTTGGGGACGAGGTGTGGACCCATCGGAACCGATGGCGTCCCGTTACCGACACGATGACGCGCGAGAGCGAGCTCGTGCGGGTCGGCCCCATCACCACCACGCCAGACCACCGCTTCTACTCCCGCCCACAGCGGTACGCCTACGACAGCACAGCTCGTCGCAGGACGTGGGGCCTCGGGCCTGCCGACTGGACGCCCGCCGAACAGCTCCGCGGGCACTTCGTCTCGTCACCGCTTGCCGTCCAGACGCCCGGCGAGTGGTGCTGCGACCCGTGGCTCGCCGGGCGCTATGTCGCCGATGGATGGACTGGTCGAGACGGCATCATGATCGCCGTTGGGTCTGGCAAGGCTGAAGAGTTCGAGCAGCAGGCCGGGACGGACTGGCGAGTGGCTGCCACGGGGAAGTCCTGTGAGCGCTACACCCGTCAGGACGTCGAACTTGCGGCCTGGCTGCGCTCGGAGTTCGGACATGGCGCCGCCAACAAGTCGATCCCGACATGGGTGCTCGGCTGCGACGAGGCAGAGCGGGCACGGTTCCTTGAGGGGTACCTGTCTGGCGACGGCACCGTCCGACCGAACGGCTGGACGGCCAACACTGTGTCAACGCAGCTCGCATCTCAGCTCCGGCTCCTCGCGCTGTCGCTGGGCTACAACGCGAACGTTCGTGAGGTCGTCACGTCCGACACCGTCGTCATCGAAGGCCGCACCGTCAACCAGCGCAACTACTGGTCAGTCGGCATCACGACGGGGCGTGGCAGGTACACGCGAGACGTGGACGGACTGCACTGGTTCAAGCAGCGCAAGCCCGTCGCATACGCCGGCTTCGGTCGGGTTTACGACATCACCGTCGCCGAGGACCACTCGTTCGTGGCGTTCGGCTATGTAGTCCACAACTGCCAGGGGTACTCGATCGCCACGGCCGGCAACCCCGACGCCCGCGCGAAGCACAAGCGCCTCATCGCCGCGACGCGTGAGCTGCTGGCGCTGACGGGTCGGCCGTGGGTGATCGAGAACGTCGAGCAGGCCCGGTCGCAGATGGTCGCCCCGGTCCTGCTCTGCGGCCGGTCGTTCGGGCTCGCCGCGGCCGACGAGGACGGCACACGGCTTGTCCTCGACAGGCACCGGCTGTTCGAGTCGAACATCGACCTCGCCGTGCCTGACCACGCCCCGCACGACCGGGCGCTCCAGGTCGCCGGCGTGTACGGCGGCTCGAGGCGTGCCAAGCGGCTCGCGGGCGAGACCCTCGCGCAGGTCGCACCCCGCGACCGGTACGCCGCCCGGGTCGAGCGTGGTGGCGGCTACGTCCCCCGCTCCATCGCCGTCCAGCAGGCCCTCCTCGGGATCGACTGGATGACGGTCAAGGGGATGCAGGAGTCGATCCCGCCGGTCTACGCCGAGCACGTCGGCCGCCAGCTCCTCGCGCACCTCGACCGCGCCCTCGCCCCCGCCAGCCCCGAGGGCGGTGAGCAGCGTGGGTGAGCACGACTACCGCCGCCACTTCCCGACGGCCTACGGCGCCCCCATCGGACCCGTCCGTCCACGACGGCGGCGGACGCCCACCGAGTGCTGCGGGCTCGTCATCCCGCGCAACGCCGCACGCGCGGAGGGCCGCTTCAAGCCTGGCGGCCCTGACGGCTACCGCGCTGCCGACACCCCTGACGCGGTCGTGCGTCCGACGCGCACTGAGGCCGAAACCGACTGGCACGCCGCCCGATGCACCACCCCCGAGGAGCAGCGATGAGCGCGCACGAGACCCCCGCCGAGACGATCCGACGCGCGATCGAGCAGATGCGCGCCACGGCCCAGGCGGCGACCGTCGGGCCGTGGGAGTCGGTCGGAGGGGCTTTCGGCGACCCCTCCGATGGACCCGACCACATGCGCGTGGTGCGTGACGGATGGTCGTCGGCCCACGACCCCGAGCACACGGTCGCGCGGCTCGAGTACGACCAGCAGGGCGGAGCTGACGGCACGCACATCGCCTCGTGGCACCCCGCCGTCGCCCTCGCCACCGCGGACCTGCTCGAAGGGATCGCGGACGGCCACGCACGGATCCTCGCCATGTTCCCGCCGGACCTGCTGCCCACCAACGTCACGGCCGTCTACGGCTTCGACGCTGCCCTGCGCCTGGCCCGTACCTACCTGGGAGAGACCCCGTGAGCGAAACCACCGAGAAGAAGTACGCCCACGACGTCGTGTCGCATCCCGTCGAAGGCGAGACGCGTCCGATCGACGTCACCGTCCGCTATCACTACGCGCAGGCGATCGCCTGGCACTACGCGTTTGCGGCTCGGATCGGCGAGGCGTGGACCGCCGAAAGCGACTTCGCCCTGTCGCAGTACCTCGGCCACTCCCACCTCGCCTTCCTCTACGACGCACTGAGCCAGGGCCGAGGCGGCCAGGAGACGGCTGACTGGGTGTCGCACCGCACGGGCTCCAGCTCGCCCGAGTTCGTCTGGGAGCGAGCCATCTCGCACGGCATCGACCCCGACGCGATCCGGCCCTACAAAACGAAGCGGCGCGCCTCGTGACGCGCCCCGGAGGTGTCCCCGTGAGCGAGCACGGCCGCCTAAACGTGCCGGAAGAGCGCAACCGCCTGAATGTGCCCGAGGGGCTGGGTGCGGCGCTCCAGCCCCCGCGTCCCGTGAGCGAGCACGACGAGCCCAAGACGGCGCTGACACGGCTGCTCGGCGCGCACCATCCGCACTTCGTCAAGAGCGCCTACCCATCGTGGGAGTGCTCGTGCGGCGAGTGGGACGGCGCGCTGGGCGACAACGGCAGCGACACCGACGGGCAGCAGGACACCTCCGAGGGCCACGCCGCCCACCTGGCCGACGTCCTCCTCGCCGAGGGCTACACGACCAGCCCCGCACCCGAAGCCACCGAGACCGTCGAGTGGCGCGGGACCTGCACCCACGGCGCCATCGAGCAGGTCAGTGGATCGCTCGGCGTGAAGCCCACGTGCGGTGACGACGCGTGGCTCCTGATGGAGCGCCGCACCGTCACCTCCTACGCCGACCGCGTCACCGAGTGGGTGCCGGTCGACCGGGCAGCCGACGAGCACGGGGAGGGCGAGCAGTGAGCGCGCTGACGTTCACGATCCCCAAGACGCTCTGGCTGACCGCGAACCGGCACCACGCCAACCGCGGCCACCGAGCCCGCATCGTGAGCGACCTCCACGACCTCGCGGCGGCAACGGCACGCGCGCAGCACCAAGGCGCCTACGCCGGCCTGGTCGCCCTCGACTGGACCATCCGCTACCCCAAGGGCGTCCGGCTCGACAAGGGCGATGCGAGCAACTCGCAGCCCACCACAAAGGCACTTCTTGACGGCCTCGTGGCGGTCGGATTGCTCGAAGACGACGGGCCGAAGTTCGTCGCCTCCGAGACCTTCCGCCGTGGCCCCAACCTCACCCGACCATCCGACCACGAGGTGCGCCTCGTGATCACGTCACAGGAAGTCCCCTTCTGATGACCCGACCAGGACGAACCATCCGCTCCAACGCCGACCACGCACCCCTCGCCTCAGAGCAGCTCGGCCCCGTCCAGTGGCCCCCGACCGCCGCCGTCAGTGCCGTCGTCGCCCGCCGCATCCACGAGTGCGCGCGGGACGAGGCTGACGAGGCGCTGCTGACCGACATGGTGCTGGGCGGTGCGGCATGAGCGAGCCCACCACTTCTCGCTGCGAGTGGTGCGGCGTCAGCATCGGCGCCACCGCGAAGACCTGCGCCTACTGCCAGGGCTTCGACTCGTTCCCGCAGCCCGGCCCCAAGGACGCGCTGACCGACGGCGCGTGGCGCTTCGACCCGTTCCGACGGGTGAAGGTGTGGGTGGCGGCATGAACGAGCTGACCGGCGGCGAGTGGGTGCAGGACGGCCTCATTCGCCGATGGACCGGGCCTCGCCCCGCGGACGAGCCGATCGTCACCCGCTCCGAGACCTGCGAGGACTGCCGCCGCGAACTCATCGTCCGCTCCCAGTGGCGACGCATGGGACCCGACGAACGCCTTCCCACCCAAGCCTGCCGCTCCACCTTGACCCTCTGCACCAGCTGCCTCTCCCGCCGTGGCTATCGCGCCAGGAACGGGATCAACCTCCAGATCGGAGCCTGACCCATGCTGCCCACCATCACCATCAACGGACGCGCCGTCGCCGACAGCGAGCTGCGCTTCACCTCCAGCGGTAAGGCCGTCGCCTCGTTCCGCGTCGCCTGCTCCGAGTCCAAGAAGCAGGACGACGGCTCCTGGGAGGACGGCGACCGGCTGTTCGTCGGCGTGAGCGTCTGGGGCGACGACGCCGAAGCTGTAGCCGAGAAGGTGCTCAAGGGCGTCCCGGTCGTCGTCACCGGCCGCCTGTTCCAGCGCGAGTACGAGGGCCGCGACGGCGAGAAGCGCACCTCGCTCGAGATCAAGTTCGCCGACGTCGCGCTGCCCGTGAAGAAGCCAAAGGGCGAGCGCGTCCAGCGGACCGACAACGGATCTTCGTGGGAGCGTCCCGCGGCATCCACCAGCAACGACCCGTGGGGTGCGCCGAGGGGCGGTGGCAGCGATGAGCCTCCGTTCTGAGCACGACATCGCGGTCGTCGACCACCCCTGCTTCATCTGCTCCGCACCGGCCAACGGTCACGCCCGGCCCGACAACGACGCGCGAGGAGTGCGCGTCGCCTACCTGATGTGCGCCGCCGGACACATGTTCTCGGCGCGCTGGCTACTCAGCGACGAGGAGGACTGATGCCGAAGGGACGGCACCTCAAGCCCGACTTCTTCACCGACAAGCACATCGTCTCTCTCGACCCGCTCGCCCGCCTGCTCTACCAGGGTTTGTGGTGCTACGCGGCCGACTGCGGGCACCTCGACGACGAGCCGATGGAGTTCAAGATGCGCATCCTCCCGGCCGACTCGTGCGACGTCGAAGACTTGCTGGAACAGCTCGTCGCCAACGGCAGGATCCGGCGCGCCAACGGGGTGATCTACCTGCCGAAGCTGTCGGACCACGCCCGCATCGACAAGCGCTACGAGACGGTCTGCGAGGCGTGCAAAACACGCCGTGACCACGACGTGTCGACCCCCTCCCAGCCCCCCTCGCACGCAGTGACCACGACGGGGACACGCAGTGACCACGACGTGTCCACGCGGGCAGGTGTACCTCAACACGACGTGACCACGCGCGTTGATCCCCCCCACCACGAAGGTGATGGTGATGGTGATGGTGATGGTGATGGTGATGGTGATGGTCGCGCCGTGAGCGCCAAGAGCGGTCGCAAGCGACCGGCGCGCAGGATCCCGGACGACTGGCAGCCCACCCCCAAGCACCACGAGCACGCCGACCGCGGCATCGACGTCGAGCGCGAAGCCGAAGCGTTCCGACTTCACGCCGAAGCCAACGACCGACGAGCCGTCAACTGGAACGCCGCCTTCTCCCAGTGGCTCCTCAAGGCCCGACCAACCCGACCAACCGAGCGACCAGCCAGCCGCATCACCACCCACGTCTCCCAGCTCGTTGAGCCGCCCTCGGGCCTCAGCCCCGAGGAGTACGCGAAGTGGGAGTGGGAGCAGCGCCAGGCAAGGAGGCGAGCATGATCGGCGACGCGCGCACCGACACCAACGCCGAGCGTGCCGTCATCGGCGCCTGCCTCGTCGGCTGGAAGAACCCCGACGAACTCGACCTTGAGCCCAGCGACTTCTACCGGCCCGAGCACGAGGACATCTGGGCCGCCATCCTGCGAGTCGCGGCGGCCGGCAACCGGCCCGACCCCGCGTCCGTCCGCCTCGCGCTCGCTGACCGCAAGCCGCCCATCGACCCGGTCCAGCTGTTCTCGCTCGCCGAGGATGCGCCAGCCATCGTCAACGCCCCCGCGTTCGCAGCAAAGGTGCGCACCGACTCCGGGCTGCGCTCGCTCCAGCAGGCTGGCGTCGCACTTCAGGAGATCGGCGGCACCTTCGTCGGCGACCTCGACCAGGCGCGCGAGGAGGCTCGCCAGCGAGTCGACGAAGCCTGCCGCGGCCGCAATGTCACCAAGGCCCGACGCCTGGCCGACCTGCTCCCCGACGCGCTCGACGAAGCCGAGCACGGCACTGGCGGCGTGATCCCGACCGGCTGGCCCGACATCGACCGCAGCATCGGCGGACTCGCCCCGGGGCGGCTCGTCATCTTCGGCGCGCGACCCGGTGGCGGCAAGTCGATCGCCGGCACCAACCTCGCGCTCCAGGTCGCCCACAAGCACGGCCACGCGGTGCTGCTCGCGTCGCTGGAGATGCCCGAGAAGGAAGTCACCTACCGCCTGCTCGCGGCCCACGCTGGCGTGAGCCTGACCGGTCTGATGAACGCGACCGTGCCCGAGTCCGACTGGGCGATCATCGCCGACAAGCACGCTGAGCTCGACGAGATGCCGATCTTCGTCGAGGACTCGTCGAACCTGTCGGTCCAGGGTCTCCGAAGGGCTGCGCGCGACGTGCAGCGCCAGCACGAAGACCTCGCGCTGATCGTCGTGGACTACCTCCAGCTCATGACGCCGTCGAATGTCCGCCGCAACGGCTCGCGGGCCGAGGAGGTCTCGCAGATCGCCCGCGATCTGAAGTTGCTGGCCCGCGAGACCGGAGCCTGTGTCGTAGCGATGGCACAGGTGAACCGCGAGGGCGGCAAGTCGACCGAGGGTCCGCGCCTCACCGATCTCCGCGAGGGCGGCGCTGAGAACGACGCTGACGTTGTCGTGCTCCTGCACCGACCCGACCCGGAGATCCCCGAAGTCACCGTGACGATCGCCAAGAACCGCCACGGCCCACTCGCCACCGCGACCTTGCAGATGCAGGGCCACTACGCCCGCCTCGCGTCCGTCGCCTGGAGTCCGACCAGGGGGATCGCATGACCACCCGACACGCCGAGCACATCGCAGCAGCCCGCCGGCAACTGCGCGGAGAGAGCGAGACGACATGAGCCGCACCGACCTGTGGACCAGGGCCGCCGAGCAGATGCGCACCGACCCCGACGCCCGCTGGCACGCCGTCGCCGACTGGCTGCGCACCGAGGCCGTGCTGCAAGACGAGATGGAGCCGTTCGTCGAGCTGGTCAACGTCGCCGTCCGGCAGCAGTCCGGCGTCAAGGGCTACCTGCGGTTCGGGCGAGAAGCCGACGGCGACATCGCGTTCCACAGCGACACCAACGAGGGAGCCACCGCGGTCGCGCTGGCCTACCTGGACGAGCAGCCCGAGGAGGGCCGATGAGCGAGAACCTGAGCGTCGAGATCGACGGCGCCACGCTGGACGCCCTGGAGCGCATCCACGAGACGCTGGCCCGCATCGCCAACGCGCTGGAGCGACCCACTCCCGCCCCGCGGCCTGGCCCGTGCCACCAGGCCGCACCGCCCGGTGTTGGCATCGAGCGCGGTCACCGTTGCGAAAACGACTGGGGACACCTCGGCGCGCACGTGGCGGAGGGTCGCATCGAGAAGGTCACGTGGATGACCTCCATCGAGCGCGATGAGCAGGAGGCCGCGCGATGACTCTCGACCTGGACCACCTGAGGCGGGTGGCGGAGGCGGCGACACCGGGGCGCTGGCTGGTGACACATGACCCCATGGGCACCCATGTCGAGACGGACCTCGACCACATGGGCCGGATCGTCAAGGGGTCGTCGCTGGACCGGGGCGCCGAGTTTGTCGAGCAGGACGCCGCCCACATCGCCGCCTTCGACCCGCCGACCGTCCTCGAGCTGATCGACCGACTGGAGGCCGCGGAGGCGAAGGTGGCCGGCGCCGAGGAGGTTCGGGCGCTCTGGAAGCAGCAAGCCGAGGAGTCGCACCTGCTCGCCATGAACCGGGCTGCCGTGCTCAAGGAGCTGTACGGCCACCCCGACGGCCCAAATGGTGAACCCGAGGGCAAGCGGCGGCCGCGGCCTGACCGCAGCGCCATCCTTGCGACCATCCGCGCACACATCCCCAGGAACCGCTATGACGGCGAGGGCGAGGAGATCGGCACGCACTGCACCTGTGGGCGCTGGGAAGGCGACTACTTCGCAGATGGGGAGGCCGGGCCATTCGACGACCACCTCGCAGACGAAGTGCTGAGCACGCTCGGCGGCGATCTGACGGCCTCGGAGGACGACGGTGGACCCGAGGGCCACCGGGACGACGACAACGCGGGAGACGGGCGCTGTGGGGCGCAGGAGGGGAAGCGATGACCGAGATCAGTCCGCTGGTGAAGGTCGCACGCGACCTGCGCGAGATCGAGACGCTGTACGAAGGTTTGCTCGTACAGGCCGTCCACAAGGCCAACGACCGGCTCATGCCCGGCGGCGAGGCGATGGTCGCCCTCGCGCCCGTCGGCAGCCCCTACGAGTGGGGCGAGAACGTCGCGGCCGAGGAGTTCTACCACCTGTCGATCTGCAACCGGCTCGACCACAGCCGCTGCCACTACGCCGAGAGCGAAGACGACGAGGGCGAGCCGCCGCTCCAAACGCTCCTGTTCTGGTCCGAGCAGTGGCGCGCCGAAGCTGGGTACTCGCTCGACCGCCGACCAACCATCTCGACCGAGGCGAACTTCATCCGCGGCTCGCTCGACTGGGCGTGGGACAACGAGCTGCACTGGGACGAATTCGCGAAGGACGTGCGGCGGGCTCGAGTCCGGCTCGAGAACCTGCTGTACGCCGGCAAGCGGGCTGACCGGACACGGGTCCGCTGCGACGCCGACGACTGCGACTTCAAACCGCTGCTGATCGTCGCCTACGCCGACACCGAGGACGCGGACCACTTCAAGTGCCCGTCCTGCAAGCGCCGCTACAGCCCCGACGAGTTCCAGCGTGCCTACGCGCGGATGCTGCGCTCCGAGGGCGCCGAGCGCTACGTGCCGCTCGTGGACGCGCTGGCGACCCTGAAGGCCCAGGGGCGACCAGAGAGGACCATCCGCAAGTGGCTCGCCGACGAGGCGACCGAAACTGTCAGTGCGTGGTGCGACCTTGAGACCCGGAAGACCTGGGTGTGGTGGCCGGACCTCTGGCGACTGCACCTGTCCACGCCGACTCGAAAGCGATCTGCGGCATGAATGACATCCATGTGGTTAAATTGCTTATGCCGGGTTTTCGCGGCGGCAGCGTCCCCAGATTCGGGGTGATGCAGTGAGGTTCGAGGGCAGCCGGTTCGACCGCTGCAAGTGGCTCGGCTGCAAGACCGAGTGCGTCGACGAGATCGAACTCTGCGACTACCACTTCTCGATCATCGGCCAGACCTACGTGCATCGTCGCACCATCTTCGGCGCCGACGCGATGCGAGAGCGGAAAGAGCCCGCTCGCCTCGCCGCCCAAGATCGCGAGCGGCGGATGGCCGACTGGTCCCGGTCAAGGTCGGTGGTCTATTACGTCCGCCTCGGCGATCACATCAAGATCGGCTACACGATCCATCTTGCCGAGCGCATTAGCCAACTTCGGGTCGGCAGAGATGCGCTGCTGGCCGTCTAGCCTGGCTGGCGCGAACGGGAGCAGGCGAGGCACGCCGAGTTTGCGGCCGAACGCCAGGGCCGCCGGGAGAACTTCAATCCATCTCGGCGCCTCCTCGCGCATGTTGAAGCGGTGCGCCACAAGTACGGCGAACCGTGGGGCTACACAGTGAGGCGCGTCAAGGCCGCTGGCCCAATGTCGGCAGCGCTTCAGCAGACTGCGTGACGAAAGGCCCTGGTCCAGTGACCGGGGTCTTTCGCCTTTCTCGGGACTACCTCGGCCGCGGGGCGCATGGCGTACGAGCAGCGGCCAACCCTCCGGCTCGCCTGTCGACGGGCGCGCACCGGGCAGGCGAGTCAGGAGGCCGGGATGAACGTGCTTGTCGTTAGTGACCACAGCAGCCAGGCCGACAACACCCCCCCGGTCATCGGGGGGCGGGAGTGCTATCGGCTTCCGAAGGGCCCCCCGGGTATCGACTCAAAAGAAATGGGGGGGGGAGTACCGAACCCTGCGGTTCGTCTCCGATAGCGCAGCCGTCATCAGCGTCCTGCGCGATGACTGAGCGGAACGGCAGGACCCGGCGAGAGCGACGCAACGCCGACAACCTCAAGGCTCAGCGACGCCAGCCTTGCGCTCGTTGCGGTCAACGGATCGACTACACGTTGCCACCCGAGCACCCGGACGCGTTCATCGCCGGCCACATCAAGTCATGGATCGACCACCCACACCTCCGGGACGACCCCGCGAACCTGCAAGCGGAGCACGCCCACTGCGGCAAGTCGGCTGGTGCTGACGAAGGCACGAGCTCGGTCGGTGTCACCAGCCGGAGATGGTAGGGGCGTTCGGATCACTGTCAATCTCGAGTCCGAACCGCTCCACCGGCAGCGGTTCTCATAGCGAGCCGACCCCCACCCCATCGCGCGCGAGGAGGAAGTCTCATGGGCGATCTCCGAGAGGCGTTCGACCGCAGCGTAAAGAGCAACGCGCAGGTTGCTCCCGAGGTCGACGACGCGCTTGTTGAGGCGGGTCGCAAGATCGCCGACCGCGTGGACGAGGCGACCGCCCTTGGTGACGGCCAAGAGGTCACCAAGGCCCTGTACCTGCTCCCCCACCTGATGAACGTCCTTCGCGAGATGTACGCAACCCCGAAGGCTCGCATCGAGGGAGGGATTGGCAAGGAGGAGGCTGGCGGCAAGCTGGCCGAGGTCAGGCAGCTAAGGAACCGACCGGCGCCCACCAAGAAGGCCGCAGATGCCGGCTAAGCGACTCGGTTCAACCGAGCCGCGGATCTGGACCCCGCCCCTTCGAGAACTCACCCCCGAAACCTCTCTCGGGTTCGAATGCATCAGCTTCGCCGAGGACACCCTTGGTCTGAGTCTCATGCCCTGGCAGAAGTGGTTTCTGACTCACGCTCTTGAACTTCACCCCACCGAGGTGGATGACTACGGCGATCCGGTTTTCCGGTTCCGCAAGGTCGTGCTTCTGGTCGGTCGCCAGAACGGCAAGAGCACCGTGATGCAGGCGCTCACGCTGTGGCGGCTCTTTGTGGACCGCGCCTCGCTCGTACTTGGCACGGCTCAGGATCTCGAGGTTGCTGAGTCTCTCTGGTCCGAGTCGCTCGACATGGCGCTCGACATCGACGAGCTTCGTGAGGAGATTGAGCGCGGCGGCAAGGTGGAGCGCCAGCCCGGCCGGAAGATGTTCCGGTTGCGCAGTCGCGAGACCTACAAGGTCAAAGCTGCCTCTCGTCGGGGCGGCCGCGGCCTGTCCGGCGAGCTGGTCCTCCTGGACGAGCTTCGCGAGCACCAGTCGTGGGATGCCTGGGCCGCAGTCACGAAGACCACGAACGCCAAGCCGCGCGCGCAGGTCTATGGGATCTCGAACGCGGGCGATGCCACCAGCGTGGTGTTGCGCTACCTCCGCCAGAAGGCTCATGACGAGCTGGGCGACCCTGATCGACTCAATGCTGACATCTCCCCCGATGACCTCATCGCCGACGAGGTCGACGAGGACGCGGACATCGATTCGGGACTTGGTCTCTTCGAGTGGTCGGCCCCTCCCGGCTCCGACGTGATGGACCGAGACGCCTGGGCAATGTCCAACCCGTCGCTCGGCTACCGGATCCGGGAGTCCGTGTTGGCGAGCGACGCAAAGACGGACCCCGAGTGGGTCTTCCGCACCGAGTGCCTGTGCCAGTGGTCGGACGGGACGCTCGAGGGTCCTTTTCCGCCTGGTTCGTGGGACGCGGGCCGTTGGGATAAGGACGCCGAACCTCCGCAGATCGTCGGCAACGTCGTGGCCTGCGTCGACATGTCGCAGGACCGGATCAAGACCTACATCGCGTTCGCCGGCCGCACCGCCGATGGTCGTGCTCAGGTTGAGGTCGTCGCCGAACGGGCCGGATCCGACTGGGTCGCGGACTGGCTCCGCGAGCGTGCCGGCATCATCGACGCGATCACCGGCCAGACCCGCGGCGCGCCCGTCTCCTCACTCATGGAGGACCTCGACGCCGAGCTGGGCAAGGTCATCAACTTCGAGGACTGGGGCGGCGCCGACCTGGCGCAGGGCACGGGGAAGTTCTACGACCTTGTCCGCGAGAACGCCCTGAATCACAACCCGTGGCCCTCTCTGGATCTCGCCGCGGCCACCGCGGTCCCGAAGCTCACCGAGGCCGGCGCGTTCCTGTGGGACCGCAAGCGCTCGCCGACCGACGTCGCTCCTCTCCAGGCCGCCACTGGCGCCATCTGGCTCCTTCATCGACCCACCGAGGAGCCCGCCACCTCGGCCTACGAGGCGCGGGGCGTGCTGACCATCTGACAGGAGGTGCCCGCGTGGGCTTCTGGGACAACCTCCTTCGTCGGCCGCAGCCCGTCGCGTTCTTCACCCCGCAGGTCACGCACCTGGGCGCCGACGAGATCCAGGGCATCATCCTCGGCGACCTCACGCCTGCGCAGATGTGGGCGACCCAGCCCCACCTCCGCACGGTTGTGTCGTTCCTGGCGCGCAACATCGCCCAGCTTGGCTTGCACTCGTTCCGCCGCGACGGCGAGGACCGCCTGCGTGACCGCGAGTCCCCGTTCGCGGCCACCATGCGCCGCCCGAACTCCGACCAGACGGCCTACGACCTCGTCTACTCGCTCGTGGGCGATCTCGCGCTCTACGACCGCGCCTACTGGGCCGTAGTCGAGGACGCCGAGTCCTCGAGCGGGTGGACGATCCGTCGCCTGCCGCCGACCTGGGTCACTCCGGTGTGGCGCGACGTGTTCGGCGCCAAGGGGTACGCGATCCTCTCGCCCAACGGCGAGTCGGTCGAGGTGCCGGCGGCGAACGTGCTGGCGTTCACGGGCTACCACCCGTCGAGCCCGCGCAAGGGCAGCCCCACGGTTGAGGCGCTCAAGGGCACGCTGCAGGAGCAGATCGAGGCGTCGAAGTACCGCAGCCAGGTGTGGAAGCGGGGTGGGCGCGTCTCGGCGGTCATCGAGCGCCCCAAGGACGCCCCGCAGTGGTCCCCGGAGGCCATGAAGCAGTTCCGCGAGGACTGGTACGCCAAGTACACCGGCAGCGGCCCCAAGGCTGGCGGCACGCCGATCCTCGAGGACGGCATGAAGCTGACTCGCGTCGACTTCAACGCCCAGGAACAGCAGTTCGTCGAGGCCGCCAAGCTGTCCTTCTCGACGGTCGCCTCAGCGTTCCACGTCAACCCGACCATGGTCGGCATCCTCGACAACGCGAACTACTCCAACGTCCGCGAGTTCCGCCGGATGCTCTATGGCGACACTCTCGGTCCGCTGATCGCGCAGATCGAGGACCGGATCAACACCTTCCTCCTGCCGATGCTCGACATGGACAACGCCGAGTTCTACGCCGAGTTCAACATCGCCGAGAAGCTCCAGGGCTCCTTTGAGGAGCAGGCGGCCGTCATGCAGACCCTCGTCGGCGCCCCGCTCATGACCCGCAACGAGGGCCGCGCCCGCTTCAACCTGCCCTCCCTCGGCGAAGCGTTCGACGAGCCCATCACGCCGCTCAACGTGGTCACCGGCGGACAGGCTTCACCCACCGACTCGGGCAGCCAGAACCTCAATGCGACTGGCCCTCGCCACCTCAAGGCGCGGCGCAAGGCATCCTCGTTCAAGTCCGAGGATCTCGTGCCCGAGAGCTACCCCGAGAAGGCTGAGGATGTCTTTCGGGAGTTCTTCGCCCGTCAGCGCCGCGTCGTGCTCTCCGCCCTCGGCGCAAAGGCCGCTGGCGACTGGTGGGACGGCGAGCGATGGGATGACGAACTCGCCGATGACCTTTACGCCCTGGCGCTCACCACGGCCAGCGAGATGGGCGAGCGACAGGCCGAGGCGCTGGGATTCTCGGCTGACGACTACGACCCCGACCGCACGGAGGCGTTCCTCCGCAAGGTCGCCGAATCCCGTGCAGGCGCGGTCAACTCCACCACCCTCGAGCGCATCGAGGCCGCACTCGAGGCGGGCGACGACGTAGCAGCGGTGTTCGACGAAGCCGAGTCGTCCCGCTCCCTGTCGGCCGGCACCGCGATCCTCGCCGCGCTGGCCGGGTTCGCACTCACTGAGGCCGCCAAGCAGCTCCAGGGCGACACCGCCACCAAGACGTGGGTCGTCAACAGCCGCAACCCGCGCTCCGAGCACGCCGCCATGTCCGGCGAGACCGTCGGCATCGACGAGACCTTCTCGAACGGCGCCGAGTGGCCCGGAGACCCAGTCCTCGGCGCGGATGGCGTCGCGGGATGCCAGTGCACCGTCGACATCACGATCCCCTGAGAGGCGGGACCATGCGAGTCAAGGAAGTCCCGGTCAAGTTCAAGGCCGGACCCGACGACGGCCTCGCCGAAGGTGAGTTCCTCGTCTACCCCTCGACGTTCACCCGGACGCCCGACTCCTACGGCGACGTCGTCGCCAAGGGCGCGTTCCTCGACACCATCGAGGCGTGGAAGGAGTCGGGCAACACGCTGCCCGGGCTCTACGGCCACCGCCTCGACGACCCCGACTACTTCGTGGCCGGCGCCCTCGACATGGGCGAGGACGAGCACGGCTGGTGGGTCAAGGGCGTGTTCGACCTCGACTCCCCCAAGGGGCCGCAGGTCTACCGACTCGTCAAGGGCCGCCGTCTCAGCCAGCTCTCCTTCGCGTTCGACGTCGAGGACGAGGGCCAGATCGAGGTCGACGGCGTCAAGGCCAACGAGCTGCGCAAGCTCAAGGTCTACGAGTTCAGCTTCGTGCCCATCGGCGCGAACCAGGACACCTCGGTGGTCGCGGTGAAGTCGGCCGCCTCTGCGCTCACGCAGACCGAGATGAAGGCCGGCCGCACGCTGTCGGCCAAGAACGAGACCGCGTTGCGCGAGGCACGCGACGCGATCGACGCCGTCCTGTCCTCCCTGGGCAGCGGCGACGACCAGGAGAAGCAGGCCAGCGGAACCGCCGAAGCCAAGTCCGGCGCCAGCGACGAGGAGCCGCCCGCGGCCAAGTCGTCCGTGCCCGACGAGGAGCCGAAGCGAGCACCGTCCGTCGACTCAGTCCTGGCGGTCATTTCCATTCGAGAAAGGAACTGAGGATGAACCTCAAGCAGCAGCGCGAGGCCGCCCTCCAGGCCGCCCGTGACATCGCGGAGCAGGCCAAGGCGGCCCAGCGAGACCTGACCCCCGACGAGATCGCGGAGGTCGACCAGCAGCTCGCCAAGGCGGACGAGCTGGAGGGCAAGATCAAGAGCGCCGAGAAGTCGAGCGCCCTCCTGGCCCGCATCGGCGGCATCGCCCCCGACGCCTCGAGCGACGAGGGCGACAAGCCCGAGGCTGCGAAGTCGCTCGGTGAGCACTTCGTGAAGACCGTCAGCAAGACGGACCTGGAGCGCCTCAAGTCGGTCTCCGGCCACACGGTCGCCCTGCCCGAGTGGACGCCCGGCGGCCAGAAGGCAGCCACGGACACCAACGCCACGCCCGGCAGCCTCGCGCCGTGGGGCACCGACTACGACCGCACCATCGTGCGCGCGTTCCGTCGCCCGGTCGTCTCCGACGTCCTCGGCTCCGGCACGCTCAGCGGCAACGCGGTCACCTACCTCGTCGAGGGCGCGGTCGAGGGCTCCTTCGCCACCGTCGCTGAGGGCGGCGCCAAGCCGCAGCTCCACTTCGCGGACCCGACGACGCGCACCGACGCGCTCAAGAAGATCCCCGGGTTCATGAAGTTCACCGACGAGATGGTCGAGGACTTCCCGTTCTGGCAGTCCGAGATCAACCAGCGGGGCCTCTACCTGCTGGCGCTCGCCGAGGAGAACCAGCTCCTCAACGGCCCCGGCACCGGCTCCACCGTCCTGGGCCTGCTCAACCGCTCCGGCATCCAGACCGAGACGGCCGCCAACAACACCGACAACGCCGACGCCCTCTTCCGGGCGATGACGAAGGTGCAGACCGCGACCGGCCTCACCGCCGACGCGATCATCATCAATCCGGCCGACTACCAGCAGCTCCGGCTCAGCACGGACGCCAACGGCCAGTACTTCGGCGGCGGCTTCTTCGCCGGCCAGTACGGCAACGGTGGCCTGATCGAGCAGCCGCCGCTGTGGGGCCTGCGCACCATCGTCACCGCGGCCGTCGCCGCAAACACGGCGGTCGTCGGCGCCTTCGCGGCCTCGACGACGGTCTACCGCAAGGGTGGTGTGCGGGTGGAGTCGACCAACTCCCACGTGGACGACTTCACCAACAACCTCATCACGACCCGCATCGAGGAGCGCGTGGCCCTGGCCGCCCGCATCCCCGCCGCGATCGTGAAGGTCACCCTCTCCGACACCGACCCGGCCTGATGA